TTAGTTACCGGGATGGTTACCGTCGTTGCGATCCACTCACCGCTTGTATGTATGATTCGTGATTCCACGGTTACTGCCTGCATGGTCTCAGGTTGTTGGCTACCCTGCGTAAGCATCAAGCCGTTAGAGGTCAAGATAGGGCGCAAGGTGTCAAGGATGCTGTCAAGCGTTACGTATTTAGATCTAAAGGCAGGGTTCTTACCTTCTTTGATGATGCCCTGCATCTGGCTTTGTGCCTTGATGAGGGCTGGAGCGATAGCCCCAATGGTTTCCGATGTTGTCATTACTTATCTCCCGACCTTTTTGTTGATGCCACCAATATGGTTGGATGCGTCTGCGTTGTAATCGTCTTGGTCTTCAATCGTGATACTGACCTCGCCATTACCAAAGATGATGGTACTACCGCTGATGCGGATGGTATCCCGTGTCATCTGGATTGCCTCGATGGCTTCAATGTCATCGATGTCGTGTTGACCTGATGGGCTGTGCAGCTGAAGGATTTCACCTTCTGCCGTCATATCTTCAACCAACTTGATCGCTTGTTCTTTCATCTCTTATCTCCTGTACCCCGTGGCACACAATGATTATACATCAAGAAGATATATTGTCAAACACTTGACACTAGATTATATAGTTGTGGTATATAGTTGGCATGATTCGAGGATTATCCCAGCAACAGCTGGCCAAAAGGATTGGTGCAACACAGCCACAGGTATCCGACTGGATGACCGGTAAGAAGACACCAACCAGCGGTAATCTTTCCAAGCTCGCTGAAGCCATGGACATGGCGGAAGAAGACTTGGCGAGGCTACTCACTATTCGTCGTAAGAGTCGGAATAAACCGACCGAACAACCAGAAACGTTTGATAACTAGATAAGGGTGCAGGGAGGCAAGGCAATGAAGCGTTGTAAAGATTGCGGACACGAAGTAGTAGACACCGATCAGGTGTGTGTGGCTTGCCGGTTGGCAGAATGGCGGCATTTTGAGCGACACGCCCAGCAGGCACGTAGACGGCAGGAGGCACTTGATGCTAACCGTCAAGCATACAACGCCCGTAGGCGTAGTGTAGATGGTGCTATCAAGGCAGGCATCATCACTGCAGTATCTGTGATGCTTTTTCTCGCTCTTGTGTCTGCTACCCGTGATGCCATGCGGTACGAGTGGGAGACCAAACCCGCAATGCTCAGGGCGCAGGGTGTTAGATAGTATGACTTGGATGAAGCCTGGAGCGGTGTTCCAATGTTGGGATGACTTCTACAACCACAAGCATGGGCCGGTAGGTGTTATCGTAGACATAGACGGGCCTTGTACCTGTACTCACATTGTGACGCAAATCAATCAGCTAGGGGTAAGGCCATTGCCAGAACATTACCACCTTGAATGCCAACCGCTAAACGTGAAGCATACGCAGGATACTAGGTTCTGGCACGGCTATATGTTGGCTGATGGTAAATCCATCGGTGGTCGCTTCTATCTAAAGCAACTCGAAGACATCACACCAACTGTTTCCAAAACGGAAAAGGTTGAGGTGCAGTTAGAGATGGATTTTTAGTGCGGGTAAAGCCAAGCATCATCCGGCAGACGCTCCGAAGTCTATCTAAGGCTCCGGAGCGTTTACTCTTGCCAGAGGAGATGGTTCTACTGCATCGTGGCTGGTCTTCTGGCATCTATCCCGACGAGTGCCTAGATGCTATGATCCGCCACAACTTTGCCTTCATCAGGGAAGTGTGCAAGGTCATCAAGCACAAAGAACACTTTACGGATGCCTGCCAGTACTGCGTTGAGGGCTTGATTCGTGCGATTGAAAAGTGGGAGCCAGAGCGTGGTTTGCGGTTCAGCACCTACGCACACCCTTGGATATACCAGAAGCTTAGACGTTATCAATCTAACCAATACAGAACCATCCGGATTGCTGAACACGCATTAGTCAAGTGGCACAAACTTAAGCGGCATTACGTCATCTTGGAACTCGAACTAAAGCGACCACCTACAGATGAGGAACTGTCAGAGCGTAGCGGGATGAGTCTTGAGACCATCGACATCTGCCGTACCGCAGCAGGTATTGAACCAGTCAGCATGGACACCCCGGTTCAAGGCTCTGAGCTTGTCTTGGCTGATACTGCAATCTTTGGATCAACACCATCAGCTGAAGATGTGTACTTTGGTGAAGCCGAAGAGGGTACATTGACCGAAGCCCTTGGCAAGATGGATGATGAAACCAGACAGATGGTAGCCTTGCATCTTGGGCTTGATGGGCGTGTACCACAAACGATCCACATGGTGGCCAGTCGTTACCGTATACCGCCCGTGGTGGTCAAAGAACGCATCCACAAGGCACTAGCAGAACTAAGGAGCATCCATGAGGCATCTTGAAGACCGGGAGCAGATAGCCCTGATTACTTGGGTTAGGCTGATGGAATCCAAACATCCAGAACTTGCCACGATCTATCACTGCCCTAACGGCGGACACCGTGACATTCGTACAGCTGCAAAGTTCAAGGCAATGGGTGTCAAGGCGGGTGTGTGGGACATCTTCCTGCCTTGCCCTTTACCGGGTCTTTACATCGAGATGAAGGCAGGCAAGGGCAGGCTAACCCCCGGACAGGTTGCATTCAGGGAAGCCTTGGAGCCGTATGGGTATAAGTTCGCGGTTGCCTACTCTTGGCATGAAGCCGCACAAGCGATAGCCGAACACGTTGGTTTTACTTTCGATGTATAATTGCTTGTCGGTCGCACCGGCTACTTGAGTTCCACATCAAGTAAGCAACCCGCTCACCTCACCCGGAGCGGGTTTTGCTTTTGATGTATAATGTGAGTGTTCCTTTCTGTATGGAATAGGCTTTGCCACCCTCCGGAGTAGCTACCGGAGGGTTTCCAGCAGGACGGAAACAACATACAGAAAGTAGAAACACCCATGGCTATTCCAGCCACGGATGCCGGGATGGCTATTGCCTTCCTTAGGCATCTATTCAAGCCGTATCAAGACGGCTTCATTGAGATTCGACCTCTCTCTAAGGTCAAGCCCCACGCTAACCGAACAACCTACCGTTTGCCTCACTGCCTCAAGGGTGAAGAAGGGCAAGCCCTTACACAACACATCATCAGCCTTGCAATCCGTGGCTATGATGTCTATGTCGGTGTGTGTCCAAGGGTTGCTCCTGAAGGGCCGGGACGCAAGCTCGGCAAGGATTCCATTGAACAGGTCGGTGCAGTCTGGATTGACCTTGATGGAAAAGTACCCGGCAGTAGTCAAGGATTACTTGATAACTGCGACATCGTGGTAAGTACCGGTAATGGTTGGCACGGCTACAAGATGCTTGCGAGCGTTGCCAACGTCAAGAACACCAGAGACCGAACAGCCATAGAAACCAAGATTAGGTCTTGGCAAAACTCCATCATCCTTGGCACTGATCCGGTGGGTAATGTTGACAGGATATTGAGAGTTCCAGGCACGCTCAACTGGAAGGAGCCAGACAACCCTAAAGTAGTTTTGCTTTTAAAGGGCGGAGGCATCAAACCAACCTACAAGGAATCCCTGTTGGTTGAACATCTGGGCGATGCTAGGCTAGATGCTTTGCTTGCATCCGCAAAGCAGGGGCAGTTAGGACGGGCTGAACCCCGGATACGCCATGCAAGCGGTAGGATAACCGACCTACTGGACGTTTTCTTTCTAGAAGCCGAGGAAGCGTGTTTAGCGTTTAAACAGGATTTACGCTGGGAATACCGTTTGAACATTGTCAAGGCTGACCTGCCTGAGATTTTGGAGTACTACTTTGGAAGATAATAAACCATTCAACATCTGGGATATACCAGATATTCCAGACCCTAAGCCTGAACGGAAGCAACGGCAACCCGGCGAACCGGACGGTGATGGCACACTTGCAAAGTTGTACCAAAAGCATCCGGAAGGCGGAGGCCCCTATGGTGGCAGAGATAACGCTCTAACGGCTTATATCGGCTATCTGCGCTCTACACGCATTGATTACGATTCAGCCTATCCAGCTGCACTCTGGTGGAACCGTGAGTATTGCGACCCACCGCTGCAGGACTGGGAGGTAGCCGCTAAGGCTGGACGTGCTTGGGTTGATTGGAAGGACAGCGACAAGCCAGAACTAACACCCGCCATGCTCCGGGAGGAACTGGAGAAAAAGACAGAACCTAAGCGCAAACTTGAGTTTTTGACGTGGCAACAGTTTTGTGATGCAGCAGCTAATGCCGAGGATGCTCAGTGGTTAGTTGAGAACCTAATCACACGGGGAGGTATGCACTTCATCACTGCGCCTCCCGGTGGCGGCAAATCATGGATTGCCGTAGATCTCGTTAGGGCTTGCCTTGATGGGTCGGATTGGTTTGGATGTCTACCAGTTACACAGTGCAAGGTTTTGTATATCAACGAGGAGATGGGTCTCGGTAGATTCTGGCAACGGTTTTTTAAACTCTGCGCTAACGGTGCGGAGAATGTCCACATCATGCAAAAGCAGATGGTCAAGCTTGACAACCCAGACCACCTTGCTGAGATTGTGCAGTATGTCAAGGACAACGATATTGCCATTGTAATCCTGGACACATTTGTGCGTGTCCATGGTTACGATGAGAACAGCAATACCGATATGGCTAAACTCTATGATCGTATGAAGGGCATCAATGAATCAGGTGCTGCCATCATAGCCCTACACCATCACAAGAAGGGCATACACGCAGGGCCAGTTGCTCATGAGGCTATGCGTGGGGCTGGAGAGATAGCCGCTCAGGCTGACCTTGTGGCAACGGTAGAACACAAGGACGGCATCTACACGCTAAAGACCACTAAACAACGCCATATAGGCGAAGAGGACTTTGTTGAGGTGTCATACAAGATCGTGACTAACGATGATGGAATGATGCAGCTACAACACTGCGTAGGCGGTGCTGAGGCAGAGCGTGAACAGCAGTACATTGAGCGTGTCTTGGACGCTCTGGATCAGAATCAAACCATGTCCAGTAATGCCCTTGCATCGGTGATTGGCAACAATAAGCAGGTCGCATTAAAGTTCTTAGACTCTATGCGTGACATGGGATTGATACGAAAAGTAGACCCGAAATACGCTCGTAGTCCATGGGTGAAAGTGGGCTAAAAAGAACGGTACAAAAATCAGTACACTTAAGAGTTGTACTCTTGTACCGTTAGGATAAATCCCCCTTAGAAACCCCCTATGGGCAATCGGTACCGCCCACATAAGGTGGGCATACCGATGCCCATTACTTGGTGGAGGCGGCGACTCTGTACCACTAAAAATAATGCTTGACATCTGATACCCGATGGGTATATATTCTGTGTGGCAATCGGGCCAACAGTAGAGCCACTGGCTCAAGGAGTAAAAATGGGATTCTTTGCACAGCACGGAAAGTTTTCCGAAGGTAGCGGTAAAAAGTACAGCGTGGCAGAGGCAGGCATCTATGCCTGTGCGCTGATTGATTGCGAACTGGTTCAGAACAAATCATTTGATGATCCAAACGTTCTGGAACCTAACTTTAAGTGGTCGTTCGAAACCACCGAGGTTGGCGATGATGACGGGCAACCGTTCCGCTTCATCATGTACACAAAGACCTTCTACGGTAACGAAAAGTCTAAGCTCACAATCCTGCTGGATTCTATGGTTGGTCGCATGACGGCTCAACAGTTCCAAGCACTTGACATTGATGGACTCAAAGCCAAGCCATGGCAGGTAGTGGTTGGAACCCGGCAGAAAATGAACGGGGAACTGACTAACATCATCGAGACCGTAAAGCCTGTCAAGGTTGCAGCTACAAAGCCACTGCGCAAAGCAGTGCCAACAGAAGATATTACAGACCCGTTTGAAGATGCATAAAAACGGGAATGCTTAGAATGGGGAGGCGAAAGCCTCTCCAACCTTGGGAGATAAAGACAATGAAACAAACTAACCAGAGCCTCGCCGAAGCCATCAAAGAGATGGCACAGCACACCATCAACACACAGCGTGATGCTTTTGCAGTCATCGATGTACCGCTACACATTCAGGTATCCAGCGACCATTCTGAGATTCACATGACCAAGGGTGCGCTGCACCTCATGGTTGCCCTCACTGGCGATGATGCTGGTATCTACGACTGCAACAGCATGGGCTATGCTGTCCAGAATCCTTACTGGATTGGTTCACTGAGGCCAGCTGATGTGATTGCAGACATCTGGGCAGTAGCCTACGAAGTTGACAAAATCATGTCACGGGAAGTAGTACTCGTTTGACCGGGCATTACCGGACATCTAGCATTCAGGCCCTCAGCGTCATAGACGACTGGGGGCTGGACTTTGCAACAGGGAATGTCCTGAAATACATTCAACGAATGCCACACAAAGGTACATCTAACGCCGACAGCATCAAGGCACTCTGGTATCTGGCTTATGCCATTACTAGGAACGTAGATTTTGCTGATCGGGTAGCACAAGAAGCGGGGGAGATAAATGGCGAGACCAAGTGAAAGCGTTGCATATGGCATCGCAAAAAGAAAGTTACTGCTGGAACGCTGGGATGAGCTGGTAGCCATGGGGATGCCACAAGCGCAGGCATCCAAGGAGATTGGTTACAACTACAGCACGGTAAAGGTTTGGCTTGCTAACCGACAGGTCGAGCAGTTGAAAGAAGAAGATGCCAAACGGCTAACCATGGCTGGTGGCTCTTTCTCGGCTGCCCTTGAACGCCTCAGAGCTGGACAGGCGGTAAGGCGGCACGGGGCTGCTTGGTTCTTAGAGATTGTAGATGGCAAGATATGCCTCTACCTCATTGATGGTGCAGGTAATCGCAGATACAGCCGAGTGGCTTCATTCGGATCCGCTGATGTACTTGCAGTGGATTGGGAAATCTATGCGCTTTGAGCAAGCAGTGAGATACCTGAGGCGTGGTAAATGCATCAGGCGGTCAGCATGGTCTCCGCTATGCCACATAGAACATAGCCAGGGAGAACATATTCGGCACTACAACGGCAGACGCTGGCAAAGCTTTGTAATGATAATGCGTGACTTATTTGATGATGAGGGAAACGCACGAGACGATTGGGAGGTCATAAGATGAGATTTGGAGAAGTGGTAGAAGCCTTGATGGCTGGTGGCGATAAGGCAGTTACTCGCGGTCAATGGGGATGGCCTATCTTCCTGCGGTACTCGGAACTGTGGAACACTTTTGAACTGCACGGGACACGGGACAGAGTAACGGTGCTGGAAGAGTTGAGCCTGTCACCAGGTGACCTTTTCGCTGATGATTGGGATATCGTTACTTTAGATCCACGGACAGGCAAGGTGGCTGAATGATTACAATAGACTTGACACAACTTGACATCACAAGTGTTTGTGTCGGTGCAGTGGCTTACTGGATATGGTCACAATACATACTCAAAGCAATCTTTGTATGGTTCATCATTCCTGTGGGTGGCATCCTTACAGGCAAGTCAAGAGAAAGTGTTATCAATGACGGCGTAGAAAAAGCCAGAAAAAGGCTTGAAGCATTATTGCCACATTGGACGGTGAACCGATGATACTTTTTGCACTCGGTGTCCTGCTTGGTGCGGGATGCTTGGCGGTATATAACGAGATGTACACCAAGTGGTTGTACAACGATGTCAAGAAACGGGCTAAGGCTCACGGCATCAGCGAAGAACGGATGAGGGCAGCCGTCATCAAAATCACACAAGAGAAAATCGAGGCAGGCTGGAATGGCAAGTAGAGTAATCAACAAGGGGATTGAGCAGGTCGCTATTGACCTGCTCAAGCACCACCCAAGAAACGCAAACCATGGAGACGTGGAAGCAATTAAGAAGTCACTGGCTGTCAATGGCTGGTACGGCTCTGTAGTGGTCAACACGGCTACCAAACACATCCTAGCGGGAAATCATCGGGTGATGGCTGCAAAGGCTCTAGGATGGGAAACCGTACCCGTTCAATGGGTTGACGTTACACCAGAAGAAGAGCTAAGGATTCTGATAGTCGATAACCGCACTACCCGTATCGGACAAGATGACACAACCAAGATTACCGACATCCTGGCTGAACTTTCCAATACACCTATAGGGCTTGATGGTACAGGCTACTCGGCAGGTGACCTTGATGCGCTTATTGATTCCTTGACCGGGACAGGTGAGCCAGAGGAACTGCTAACCGATCCGGATGAAGTGCCGGAGGAAGTCGAGACACGATGCAAGCCGGGAGACCTTTGGATTCTTGGTAACCATCGTTTGCTCTGTGGGGACAGCACCAAGGTAGATGATGTTGAGCGGTTGATGGGTGGCAAACTTGCAGACCTGTACTTGACCGACCCTCCGTACAACGTGGCTTATGAAGGTGGCAGTAAAAAGCGAACAGCTATTGCCAACGATTCTATGAACGCAGATTCGTTCCGTACATTTCTAAAAGCAGTTTTTGAAAATGCATTTACTGTTATGAATCCTGGAGCATCGTTTTATGTATGGCACGCAGATACGGAAGGTTACAACTTCCGTGGTGCAGTACTGGATTGCAATCAGCAAATCAGGCAATGCTTGGTTTGGAATAAAGACAACTCAATGTTTAGCCGACAGGATTACCACTGGAAGCATGAACCATGTTTATACGGCTGGAAGGAAGGTGCTGCTCATAGCTGGTTCACGGACAGGAAACAAACCACCGTGCTAGAGTTCAAGCGACCATCACGCTCAGAAGAACACCCAACCATGAAGCCGGTAGAGTTATTTGAGTATCAAATTGATAACTCATGTCCACCTGAAGGCATCGTATTAGATACATTCCTTGGAAGCGGAACAAGCATCATCGCAAGCGAGAAACTTGGCATGACCTGCTATGGTTTGGAACTTGACCCACACTACTGCGATGTAATCATTCAGCGATGGGAAAACGCTACAGGCAAGAAGGCGGTACTAGATGAAGGGTAAGCCATACAAGTACAACGATGAGGTCGTACAACGCCTTACACAGGCTCTGAGGGCAGGTAATACCCGCCGTGCATCCTGCGCTTATGCTGGCATTTCCGAGGACACCTTTGCTATCTGGCTCAGGGACATTTCGGCATTTTCGGACGCTATAAAGAAAGCAGAAGGTGATGCCGAGGTTCGCAACGTCGCTATCATTCAAAAAGCAGCTGACACAACGTGGCAGGCGGCGGCATGGTGGCTTGAACGTAAGCACAAGGCCGAGTGGTCAAGCCGAGTAGAACAGACAGGGGCAGATGGTAGCCCAGTCAAGGTCATCGTGGAGTACGCTGATAAGCCATGATTAGTTTTCACAGTGACATTTTCAAAATAGTTAGTGCAATCATTTTTGTCATTATTCTATTAGCTTGGGAAATGAAGATTCGAAATATAAAGCCATGACAGATATACGGTTTCACGGTGTAAAGCCTACAAGGGCTACAAAGCATTCTGCCGGGTACGATCTACGCTCTCAGCTTGACATCATCATCCCGGCTGGTGCTACCGTCGGCATTGACACAGGTACACTTGCCATCTTTCCACCGCATCTCTGCGCTATGGTCTGCTCTCGGTCTGGTCTTGCCTTGCGCGGTCTTGCTGTTGCAAACGCTCCAGGAATCATCGATGCTGACTACGGAGACACCATCAAAGTGCTATTGCATAACCGCACTCAAGATGATTGGGTGATTGAGAAGGGCGAGCGTATCGCTCAGTTGGTGTTTGTGGAGTACAAAACCGGGTTTGACGCTCCACAAGATGAGCGTAACGGTGGGTTAGGGTCTACAGGCATTGCCTGACATTCGATTGGTACTCCCTCGACCTCATGAAGGGCAAAAGGTAATCATGGCACAGGCAAGGCGATACAACGTCCTTGCCTGTGGCTGAGTAGGTCGACGCTTCGGAAAAACCACTCTTGGCGGGAACCTGCTATCCGATCCAGTACTCAAAGATGGCTTACCTTGTGCATGGTTTGCACCTACCTACCGCCTGCTGGAGGAAGCGTACAACGACCATAAGAGGATATACGCTCCAGTGATACGGCGAGCTGTGCAGACACCTGCTCCACGCATCGAACTTATCACCGGTGCTGCAATCGATTACTGGACGCTCGATGACCCTTCAACCGTTGCCCGTGGTCGTAAGTACAAGCGGGTAATCATTGACGAAGCCGCAATGGCTCGGCATCTGGAACAAGCATGGACGGAAGCGATCAGACCGACGCTAACCGATTACAAGGGAGATGCTTTCTTTCTTAGCACTCCCAAGGGTAGCAACTACTTCAAAAGCCTACACGCCATGGCTGGTGTTGATGAAGACTGGATGGCATGGCAGATGCCTACCACCGCTAACCCGTGGATAGACCCTGAGGAAGTAGCCAAGGCTGGGGAATCCTTGCCATCGATAGCCTTCCGACAGGAGTATTTGGCCGAGTTCGTTGATGCGGCTGGAGCCAGAATCAAGCGGGAGTGGCTTAGATTCGGGGATGCTCCGGAAGGCTTGCCTGTCTACCTTGGTGTTGACCTTGCAATCTCGACTAAGGCAGAGGCAGACTATACCGCCGTGGTTGCTCTGAGTCGTGCAGAGGATGGAACCTTGTACGTGTTGGATGTCAACCGTACCCGTGCAGACTTTGCTTCCGTGCTACGCTTCATCGAGGCTATGGCTGAGAAGTGGAAACCCACCATGATCGGCATCGAGCAGGTGCAGTATCAGGCGGCTGTTGTTCAAGAGCTCATGAGGCGTACAAAACTGCCTATCCGGGGCATTCGTCCAGACCGTGACAAGATAACCCGCTTTGGCCCTCTAGAAGCCCGATACGAGCAAGGGCAGGTTGTACACGTTGAAGGCTTGCCACCTTACTGGCAGGATGAGTTACTATCCTTCCCGGTTGGTCGGCATGATGACGTGGTTGACGCAATGGCTTATGCTTGGCAGGTCATTGGACAGCGTAAGGGCTGGGGTGCAGTCTAAAAATATATCTACTTATATTCTTGCAGTATATATACTGAGAGTGTATATTATTGACATCAAGCAGGGAGATAGAGAGATATGGAACTAAAGAATGCAAACGAAAAGATTTGCCAAGTGTTGGTAGAAGATGGCGTGATTGTTGATGAAGCACCGGTTGGTACTTGGCAATGTGCTGGTGAGTGGGCAGAGTCACTGATTAAGATGAACGCATTTGCAGATACCAGCTGGTATTACAAAGGATCTAGCGAAGATGGAAAGATTAAAACCTACATTATAAGTGGTGACGCATATCGCTACGAGATGTTAACGTTGGGCCTGTAAATTCCAGAACGACAACGAGCCCCCTTTCGGGGGCTTTTTTGTTTCTGTGGGATACTGAGGGCATGGGTATCTTTGACCGCTTCCTTGGCAGAAAAGCCGCAGCCAACCCGACACAAGCACTACCGCTCCCGCTGAGCCAATCACGTGACATCTACCTAACCGGGTATGGTTCCGGTCAGCTGCAAACGCTATTGCGTCGTGCGCTTCCAGGTTCTTCAAAAGACTGGTCAAGGGTTGCAGGTGACCTAGGGCTAAACGGTATCGTGGCAGCTGCGATGGACTGGTACATTCGGAACTATCCACAGGCTACTCCAAAGTACTACCGACCAGTAGACAGCCAGCAAGCCGAGCCTGTAGAAGACCATCCGGTAATCGCTCTTATGGCTCAACCGGATCCGATGATTATGGGTAGCCTGTTCTGGTCTTGGGTGATTCAAGACTACAAGCTTTTCGGCAATACTTACCTGCGCAAGATTAGAAGCACAACCCGTGGTGTGGTTACCGCTCTCCAGTTCCTGCCGCAGGACATGGTTAGACCGGTAGGTAACGGTGTCAACCCTTTGACGCATTACGTGTACACAACGGATGGCAGGTCTTTCGACATCCCTGTAT